AGATCTCCTGTACTTAACATGAGCTTTGAGACCACCAATATCGGCGGAGTGGATTATGTCAGCCGCGACCAACTGGAAGCCGCAATGGCTGTCACCCGCCGCCAAGCCACCCGCGATGGCGCCAGCCGCGGCATGACCATGACCATGGATCGCCTTCAACAATCCCCTAGCGCCCGCCGCAAGGTTGGTATCTGATGGCTGACTTCCCCTCGCTAACACCAACTTCCCGCCGCTTCTCACCCGGCGTGTACCCGGTCAAGGCATACCGCACCCTTTCCGGTATCGCCGCCCGCCGCACCTTCGGCAACCGCCCCTATGGCGCCAAGCTAGAACTGGAATACCGCAACGCCACCGACGCCACCGTCAACACGCTGCTGGATCATTACCACAGCCAAACTTCCATCAACGAACGTTTCGAACTGTCCAGCAACGTCACAGCTGGCATGAGCACCGACGTTGCCAACGAAGTCGAAAGCACTGCCGCAGATCGCGGCAACTTGCGGTACGAGTACGAACAACCACCCCAGGTGGAAAGCGTCCGCCCCGGCATCTACAACATCTCGATCTCGTTGATGGGCGAACTGCGCGATCCAGTGACGGATGACTGACGATGGCTATTGACATTCGCATCGCTCAATTTTTCAACCTGCTGACCTCAGACGGCACCCGCCACCGCTACCAAAATTATTTCGTCAACCAAAAATACAAATACGACAGCAGAGACTACGAGTTCGCCCCATTCCGCGTCGAAGGCTCGGTTGCCAACAACACCGGCGACAACAGTATCCTCCAAATCCTGTTTCCGAACGTGGAATTTGCGATCAAGCTGCTGGACGCCGGCAACGGCAATCGCCTCAGCCGCCTGGTGCTGACAACTGCTTGGCTCACGTCCAGCAACACCATCGCCGCTAACGGCGCCACCCAAGTGGAGTACATGGTTGGCATTGGCGCCAGCGTAAGCGAAACCACGATCGAGTTGCGCTACCGCTCCGCCATTGATAGCGTGATCTCAAACTTCCCCTCGCGCAACGTAACGCGCCAGCTTGTTGGTCCGTTACCACTCAACGCCAACATTTCGCTGCAATGAACGACCTCATCGGCTTGCGTTATGGCTGGGGTCACCGTCCTGGCGACGGTTCTGGAAAAACCGATTGTTTCCAGCTCACCTGCGAAGCCCGCAACCGCCTGGGTCTCACTGACTACCAGCCCAAATTCGAGTGGGTCTACCAGCGTTACACAGAACAAACTTTCAATTACCGCTTGATTATTCGCTGGCTAAAGGAAAATGGTCGCCGCCTTTCCACTCCAACACCAGGCGCTGTAATGCTTTTGCCCGGTCGCATCGGCTTGGCGCTAGCAACTGTGTTCGACGACGGTATCCTTTTTATTGCCCCGAGTCAGAATGTGGTCCGTAGCCCTATTCCCGAGGGCATCGGTCACTGTTACTGGATGGAACGATGACGCGCAAACTCCTTCCATTCGAGCACGAACTGATTGCAACCCTTGGAATCAGCAGAGATGAATATCTGGAATTTGTTGCGCTGTACGAAAAACCAAACCACGAAGGAAAACCAACAGCAGGTGCCGGCACGGTTGCCCTTGTTTTGACGATTGTTGGCATCCTTTTTCAGGTGGCAGCTGCAATCTTTATGCAGCCGCAAACCCCCTCGTTCGAAACACGGGGCCAACCGCAGACCCGCGACGAACGCTTTTCTCCCCGATTCGGTTTTAACTCCACCCAAGAACTAGCCGCCTACGGCGATCCGGTAAACCTCGTCTACGCCAATCGCGGCACCGGCACTGGCGCTAACCCCAACGGCGGCGTGCGCGTCACCGCTTCCCTGCTCTGGTCCGCCGTCCGCAGTTACGGCTCCAGTCAGTTCATCCAAATGCTGATGATGCTTTCGGGTGGCGCTATCACTGCTATCGACCCCGAAAAAACCGCCTTTGGACAGACGCCACTGCGCGATCTAATGTCCGAAAACATCTGGATGTACTTTGACCCTGGCGCAACTGGCGTACTTCAACGCCAAGACGAAGTATTCAGCAACTCTGGAACAGATCCCACTCGGTATGGAAAAAGCACCGCCAACCCATACCGTATCCAACCATCAGAAGAAAACACCCGCCAAGACGGCTTTAGTCAGGCTTATTCCCCAACCACCGCCAACCAAATCGGCATCTACGGCGTGGTGCCCCTCAACGTGCTGCTGTATATCCGCAAACCCAGCGGCCGCAAATTGTCCCACAACCTTGGTGTGACAGCATCAGGAATCTCATGGACATCTCCCAGTCCTTCACTAAAAATCAGTTTTGACGACGTAATTGCGATTAAATTTAAATCAACAGCAGTTGTAAATGATGATTTAGATATCATCAAGGAAACAAAAGATGCTCGCCGCAGTTTGCTGAGTGTTTTTGATACCGCCAGCACTTTCAAATTAGGCACAGCATTATTTAGGGTTACTAGCCTTTCTGGAACAAACATCGACGAAAATGACATCACTGTCAAACTCAAGTGCATCCAAGCTGGATCAGCACCACGCGCAGCTTACGCAAGCACAGAAGCCTCTGAAGCCTCTGAAGCAAAAGGTGCTTCAACGAACGATATTTTTTACACAAAAGCCCTGGCACGCATTGCCGTAGCTAAATACGAAACGCTGTCAGCCTGTCACATTGTTGACTTTGCAATTAAAGCGATTGTCTTTAAGCGCATCAGTGGACGCCAACTGGAATACGGCAGCGACGGGAAAAAAGGGTATCCAGTAAGTGACAACGGCATCAAAGCCCGCGTTGCTCTGTTCAAATTGCGTTACCGCGAAGTCGGACAAACCAAGTATGTAACAGTACCCCGCACATTTGCCATCGGCCGTGCTGCCGACAATGAAAACTTTGTTTACTTCAAATTCAACAGCGGCATCACAGACGCTGCATCTGCAACCCATTGGGAATTTGAACTGGAACCCATCGTCGATCCACTTAGCGAATCAGCGGTCAACGATGTTTACTATTATCTTTCCAACGCTGGCGACCCAGTAAGCGAAACCCTCAGCAGCTACAAACTGCTCAGCAAGGACTCCACCACGCCATCCATCCAATTCGTTGGTGAAAAGAAAAACGCTGTCACTGGTGCTTTCCCGCCCAAAAACAGCAACCCCCCTGACCTGAACGAGTGGGACCTGTTCAACTACGACGCCGATACGCAGATTGCGTTTTCGTTTGACTCCGGCCCCGAAATCACCATTACAGCCGTCAGCGAACAACTGCTGCAATCGTTTAGCGACTACGACCAAAAGAACGCTTCCGGCAAAGTCGTCAAAAAGTTATACAACAACCTGGCACTGCTGGGTTTCAATGCTTACTCCGGCAAAACAATCCAAGACCTGCGCTCGTTCACTGTATTTGCCGAGCAAGGCCGCAGTGTCCGCCGCCTACGCACCAGCGGCAAAGACGAAGACGAAAACGACTGGGGCAGCACCGACTATCAGTATTATCCAAGCAAGCCCGACGGCGCTAGCAGTTTGGCACCAGATATTTTCCTTGACACCGTACTGGATAAGGAAGATGGCATTGGCAACTATGCCGTCGTCGACGCATTGGATCTCAGGCAACTCGCCATCACCAAACTCTTTTGCATCAAAAACAAACTGTTCATGGACTGCGTAATTGCTGACCCACGCAGCTGGCGCGAGTTTTGGGTGGAGGTTGGTCCGTACAACCTGCTGGAGTTTGCCCGTATCGGCGGACGCGAAACCTTGGTGCCTGCTGTTCCGTACAATTCGGAGACTGGCGCCATCACCCGCAGCGTCACCGTCAACGCCCTGTTCAACCAAGGCAACATCCTGGAGGATTCCTATAAGGAGGAATATATCGACTACGGCAGCAACGCCCAAGACATCATCGCCAACATTATTTACACCGACGTGCCTGATGACGCGGTGTTTGCCAAGAAAAAATCCGTCGAAGTCGTACTCGAAGACACAACCGAAGTTGATGCCATCCGCCAGACCTTCGACATTTCCAGTTACGTCTCCAACTACGACCACGCTGTTTTGTTCGGCAAGTTGCTGTGTAATACACGCCGCCACGTCCGCCAAGCCATCGAGTTCAAGACCTACCCAACCTCCGACCCCATCTTCCCTGGTGCCTACATTTATGTGGACATCGGCCAAAACAGCTGGGACGCCATCCGCACTGGTGTTGTCGGATCTGGTGGCACGTTGAATACTCCTCTTGCCAATACACCGACCGACGGCACCTACAACTTCCGCCTGTACCGCAGCGACAAGGGAATGGTCACCCTCGACAGCGTGGCGATCAGCGACGGCACATCCACCGAGCTCGAAGAGTACGAAGGCTACTTGTTTGTCCTTGGCGTGGAGGCAACCCAGCGCCGTGTGTTCCGAGTAACCGAAGTGCAGATGGACGAAGAGGGCGAAACCACCGTCCGCGCCACCATCTACCCCTGCACAAGCGACGGCGAATCCCTAATTGCGGACTTTAGCGATTCCCTGTTTACGATCCGCAGCTAAACTACTAAACATCAGGAGTTAACGGCCATGGCTTTTTTTACTGGACGTAGCGGGGCGCTGTACTTGATAGATGCAGGCACTGGTGGCGTAACTCCTGAGGCTGCTGACCAAGCACTGAAACTGCGCGATTGGTCCCTGGAGACCACCCTCGAACTGCTGGAAACCACCACAGTTGACACCGCCGTAAAAACTTACACACCCGGTGCATCCAGTGCTACCGGTAGCGCCACCCTGCTGTATTACCGCCGCGAAGGCACCACGAGCACCGAGCCCGGAACTCAATTTGACGAGTTCTTGGCCAAAATCATGAAAACCACCACAACCGGTGTCACCGAAAGCGACCGCGTGGGCATGGTGCTGCGTGTTGGTGATACCGGCGGCAGCGGCTCCGACATCAAAGACGACATTGCCTTCAACGCCTACATCACCAACGCTTCACTCCAAGTCAGCACTGGCGAACTCAGTTCGGTAGCAATCCAGTTCACCGTGGATGGACCCTTCCGCGAATTGGTTGACGCATGACTTATTTCCTAGGCCACTACGGAAAAGTCAAGCTACGTCGCAGAAGCTCCACCAGCTTTACCAGTTCAATTTCACCAGCGGACATCAACACCACGCTAAATCGATTTGGTTTTGACGGTTCCCTGGAAAATTTGCTGACCGGCGATCAAATCCGCATCGTCACGACAGACGCACGCGGACTGGACTTTTTGCCGTCTTCCACTTGGCCTGACGGCGGTGGCGCAACTTTGGACGAAGTTATTGCGTACGCCAACATCAACGCCATTGGTGGTATCCGTCTTTTTGATACATTTTCAGCAGCAGTCAACAACAATCGCTCCGAAGAATATCCACTAGAAGCCTTTGCTGGAGCTGACCTACCCATTGAAGTCAGCATGTATGGCTCTGTGGAGCGCGTCCTTGGAGATGTAACCGGCTTCACATTTAATACTGACCGCGAGGCACTGGAAACGACAACAATGTCGGACCGCTTCAAAAAAATGTTTTCCGCTGGCCTCATCAGCGGCTCCGGTTCGATTGACTGCCTCTTTAACACACAAAACAGCGGTCTAGTTGAAAACTCGCTGCTGATGCTGCAACTTATCAACCGAACTGACATTGGCAGTGAGTTTACTTGTTATCTTCAACTGACTGAAGATGATGTCTATCCAGGGGCAAAAGATATTTACTACGAGTTTGACGCGATGGTTACACGCACCGGCATTGAGGTGCGCCCTGACCAAGCTATCAACTGCGCCATTGATTTTGTAACCACTGGCGAAATCCGCATTTTGATTGGCGAACCCTCGGGCTACATCCTCAAGGAGGACACCGACCGCCTGCGCCTGCAACAAGATCTTGACTTCCTCCTTACCGAAGTCACTGACTAAACTGCTAGAAGACCCGCTGTACCTGGAGCTGGCAGGTGGCCGACCAACGCATTACAGAATTAACCCAACTCAACGAGGCAGACGTTGCGGCCATCGACGTGCTGCCCATTGTCGATATTTCGGCAAGCGAGACCAAAAAAGTCACCGCCAAGGACCTGTTCGAGGCTGGCGCGACTCTTGCCGATGCCTCCAGCATTAACCTTGCCAAGCTGGATCAAGCCAGTGCCACCAAACTCGGCACCACGGCACTGGCGGACGACGCGATCACCGCCGCCAAACTGGCTGACGATTCCAGCATCGCCTACGACAGCGTTGAACCCTCCACCAACAACTTTGAGGGTCGCGGCTACGTCAACAGCACCAGCAAGTATCTGAAGGTTTACGACGGCAGCGCCTACCAACAAGTCGTTGCCCCTACTGCTGGCATTGAAGACAGCGCGGTCACCACTGCCAAAATCGCTGCAAACGCAGTCACCACCGCCAAAATAGCTGCCGCTGGCCTTGGTACAGCAGCCCTTGCCGACGACGCT